TTCATTTTTAAATCCCAATAATTCCCCAAAGTATCGCCCGAACCTGATTCGGCAATTCTTAAAGCCGAATTTGCGCTTGACAATCCCGTACTTGTATCTCTGATTGTCAATATAGGATTTTCGTCAACTACTTCAAGAATGGTGTCAGGACTCGAAGTACCTATGCCGACCGCGCCCGTTTTCTTTATAACTAAAGAATCACCACTTGTGTCGCTTTTAAACTCTAAAGCATCATCGTTTGTATCTGAATTCGCTATTGTCCATTTTTCTTGAGTATTGCTTAATTCAATCGCTGCGCTATCGTTATCTGTTTGCGAAGTTACCTTTATATAGACATTACCCGCGCCCGTAACCTCTAATTCTCTTGTCGGATTCGTCGTACCAATTCCAACATTGCCGCTTGAATTAATATGCAATCTATTTGCGTTGTTATAACCACGCAATTGAAGTGAATTGTCAGAATTGTCCAAAATTAAACCGCCTTTGATTGAATCACTTTGTCCGCCAAGGTAAATTCCTGAAAGTCCGGTGTCAGACGATTGAACCAAAATTGCAGTTTCCGATTGGTTTTTATTTATTGTCAAGGGTTTTGACGGGTCAGTTTCGCCAATTCCAACATTTCCAGAATCCGTAATTCTCACCAATTCAGTTGAAGCGAAATTTTTGAATTTTATTGGATTGCTTGACGCAATTGGTTTGATTGCGTCAACATGTAAATCGCCCGAAACAATAGCGTCACCATTAACATGAAATTTTTCGGTTGGTATTATTCCAATTCCAAGATTCCCCCCCGTTCCCAAATATATATTTGAAGAATTTCCAAGTCCGTCGGTGATTAATTTATAAGTTCCACCAAGGGCGTCATTGTCGGTTGTTTTCAACAAACCGTCGTATGTGTTTCTTATTCGTGTGTTCGTTAGTGTTGCCATTGAATTGGAATTTTTACAAATTTACGAATTTGTAATTTGTTTTTTTATTTATGTCTATTATCGCCCATTACTTTTTCAATGCCACGACTTCCAAAATATGCGCCGACAATAAGTGACAAAACCCCTTGAATTGAATCAAGCGGGTATTGCATAAACCACCCCGAAACGTATGCAACCGAAAAAAATACAAGTGTCAAAGGGCGCACGTTTTTAGTTAGCCAAGTTCCCGTTGCCGACATGTCGGATTGCCAACGCTTTGTGACTTCTTGCATTTCAACCAAATCCATTTCCAACATTTTCAATGCCGTTTCTTTGTCCGGTTGTGGAATTGTTTCGTCTTTTTCAATTAAACGTTTGACAACTCCCAAAACGCCCGAATCCGGCAATACGTCACCAAGTCCCAAACCAATGTTTGAACCGATTTGATTCAAAAATTTTCCAACTTTTGTTTCCTTGAATGGCTTTTTTTTAGACATTTTTTTTATCGTTTTGGTTTGTAATATGTTTGAATTCTTCAACGGCGTTAAAACTTGGACACGCCTTTGTTGAAAAATTGTTGTGCCCATATATTCCCGCATGCGGAAACAACCCTTTGAGTTGCCAAAGTATTTCTTCAAGTGCCAAACATTGTTCCGGCGTTCGGGTGTCAACCCAATTTTTCATTTCTTTATCCATTCCGCCGACGTAAGCAATACCAATTGAATGACGGTTTTTTCCTTTGCAATGCGCGCCCATTTTTTCAATGGGTCGCCCGTCTTCAATGCAACCGTCAAGACCAATCACGAAGTGATATCCAATGTCAGAAAATCCGCGTTCCAAATGCCAACGGCGTATTTCGTCAACACTTGTTTCACGTCCGGCGGGTGTTGCCGTACAATGAACAATGATTTGGTCAATTCTTCTCATTGTTGAAACACGCGGTTTGATAATTCAATAATTGAACGAAAATAAGTTTTGTCAATCATGTCATCTTGAATATGTGAAATTGATTCGATTTCCGAAGTGTATATTTTAAAACCATTTGAACCAAGGTCAACATAACCCCCTGAACGTGTGCGCACGATTTGCGCAATTTTGTCGGTTATTATATTGCAATCAAGTTCACCCCCGGTGTCGGAATCAAAACGGGTGTTGACTTCAATTCGTGTGATGACTTCGGTGTTGAATGAATCACGATTGTTGTCAACCTCATTTGTTTCAAGTGAATAAATACGAATGTAAGGAAACGACGCATTTGAAGGGACGCGCCCATAAACCGGGACGTCAACCGAATCCAATTGAACATTCCCGTCAAGGGCGTCAAGTATTCCTTTGCGAACAAAACGAATTGGGTCTTTCATCTTACAATGTTTTTAATTTTACGATTCATATTTGAAAGCATATCGCGCAATGCTTCACGCGCTGAATTATACAAATAAGGACGCGCCGGTAAATTGACTTCTCTTTTTCCTTTGAATTCGTCGGCATATTTTCTTGGAATTTCAAGTTCGTCAAGTTCTGACAAATCAACATTTCGCCCCGTTCCGAATTCAACATAAGGCGCATAATTCGCCTTTGCTTCAACAACGGCTTGGTCACCTTCACGTCGCCCGCTGATTGACTTCATTAAGTCACCCGTGTCACGCGGGACACGTTCCTTTGCAAGTCGTGTTGTTGTTGTCCCCCAAAGTCCAACTTCGGTTGACAATTCTTGTTTTGAAATTTTGAACAAACGTTTCATTTTTTGGTCAATCTCTTTCAAATCGACCGGGTCAACATAAACGCGCGTATATTGAAATTTTTTTGCCATTATATTTCAGTCGCTTTGATTGTTGTAAAAAAGTCTTCAACCGAATTGATTCGGTCGTTGATTCTCATTTTTTCGCTTGACCCGTCAAATTGCAAAATATCCGAATCCAAAATTTGGTCGGCGGTTTTTTTTCTGAATTGCAATTCAATTTCAAGTTTGCGTTGCCGCAATCCGCCTTCTTGTTCGATTTCCCCGCGTTTCTCGACTTGTTTGCACCAAACCGTCGCAATGGTTGATTCGGTTGATGTAAACCCCCCAAAACCGTCCGCGGTCTTTGCAAGGCGCAAAATCTTAATTCGCGAATTGAAATCACCGCTTTGCATTACACGAACATTGTTTTATATGACGCCAAAATTGACTTCACGTTTGTTGGAATTTCATTCACGTTTTTACCTTGAATAAAATCCGTCCTATTGTCATAATAAGTTGAAACCATTTGAAGCAATGCTTGTTTGATTAAATCGTCCGACAACCCCGCCGTTGTGTAAGTGATTAAAACTTCCATTGCAAACGACGTATTGGAACCGGACAAAACTTGATTGACACCACTTGTCAAAATGATTTGTTCTTTGTTCAATCCTTTTTCTTGATATTCAGCGGACGAACCTTGAACGGTCACACTTGTAATTGTCGCAACGGGCGCAAAAGGAATTTGAATAAACCCTTCGGCTTTGTCCAAATAATATTTGCGTGCTTTCGCAACTATGTCGCGCGAAATGTAGTTTTCACACCAAATGCGCGCTTGCACAATCATGCGGTCAATCAACGTGTCGTCGGCGGTCGTGTCAATACGAACGTAATCTTTGACGTCTGAAGTTGTTATCAATTCCGAACCCGTAGTCGATACGATTTCAATTTGTCGCATTATTCGTCAATTTTGGGTTCCGCTTTTTTTACCTTTTTTGCCTTGGGTTTGGGTTCTTCTTTGTGTTCTTCACAATAACCCTTTGAAACCCATGAATGCCCGGTGATTGCGCCGACGGTGTAAACTTCACCGACTTCAAACAAGTTTGAACCGTGTTTGATGCGCTTTGTCATTTTTACTTTCATGATTAATGATTTTATTTAACAAAAATACAAAAAAAAACGCCGAACGAATCCGACGTTTTTCAAACAATGAATGAAAAATAAATCTACTAATTGAAGAATGTTGCAAAGTTATCAAAAAAATTCGAATACTTTCCGCCCCTTACAAACCTGAAGGCGCGTTGTTCTTTGTTTGGAATAATAAAAAAACCGTCAAAAAGATATATTGCAAAAACGTCAACATAATCTTTTTCGTAAAACGTGTGTGTATTTCCTAATGAAACAAAAATCCCCCTTTTGTCATCGGATTGATTTCGGTCATTTGCGTTTTTGATTTGGACTTTTGAAAGCCGTCCTTCGTATTCAACAATACAATCGTATTTTGAAGAATCAAGCAACGGCATTGAAACATTCAAACCGCATTCCATTGCGGCGGCTGCAAATTTGTATTCAGCGAAACAACCCTTTTGATTGATATTCATTTTTTGTTGTTGGTTGTAACTAAATTACAAAAAAAACCCGCTGAATGTTCAACGGGTTTTCAACAATTTAAACCAAATAAAAAAAATAATGAAAATTAAAAATTCGACTTTTGCCGAATACGGTGTTCAAGTTCTTCAATACGTTTTGAAACCCTTGACAAAAATATCTTATCATGTACGGTCATGAAATTCGATTTGGATTCCAATTCCTTCAACTGTTCTTTTATTTCCTGAATTAAAGTCATAATACAATTGTGTTAAACCAAGCGGCGAATGCTAAGAATCCGAAAATCAACGCGCCAACACCAATTGTGAAAACGCCGACATAAATCATTTGTTCAAATTTTTTCATTGTTCAAAAATTATATTTGTTTCGTCAATTCCAAGTTTCACAAGTTTGTTGAATGCTGAATCAAAAGTTTTTGAAACATGAACGCATTTGGCGTTGAAAAAGATTGACCAATTTTTTTCGTCAAATTGAATGTGACCGAAATCATTTTCAGTTTCAAAATCAACACATGGGTTTGAATTTATAAGTAATTTAATTAGATTTTTCATTGTTTTAAATTTAAAGGCGGGGCGAACCCCGCCGGGTTTTTCATAGTTTAAAATCTTGTGACACTTGTCGCAAATATGTTTTTTGTTGCGTAAACTTTTTTTGCTTTTTTTAATGCCTTGTAATAATCAAGGGCGGTGTCATATTCATAATGTCTATTGATTTTCTCATTATATCTATTGTAATTGAAATAACCTTCAATTGTTCTGTTGATATAAAAAACTGAATCGCCAAAGTGTGTTTCGTGTACTGTCATAATTTCATTGTTTGATATGTCAAAGATAATAAATAAATTCTATTAATTGCAAATAAATTTTAAAAAAAAAGAAAATTTTTTATTTCTACTAATATAGGACACAAAAAAAAAGGGACACAAATGCGCCCCTTTTATGGTCTAATTGCTTATTGATTAAGCAGTTTCAAGCGCGGCTTTGTCAACGCTGAAATCACCGTTTACAAATGCGTTTGGTAGGTAGTTGGTCAACGCTACGCGTTCCATGACGCGGCACGTTACGAATCCATCGCGGACATTGGTTCCGTCTTCTCTGAAGAATTCAACAGAAACATTGTCACGAACCCAAAGTTGTGTTCCAACGCTAAAGTTTCCGATTAAATATTTGTCGGAAGTGATTGCAGTTGAAAGAACTACGGGAACGCCGTTGATACGTGGTTCTAAACCTTGATACCATTGGTCTTTCAAGTAGTTGTTGTTTGAATCCTTAAGCAACAATATCTTGTGGAAATCCGTCGGATTAATCATGATATAATTCGCTTGATAGTTTGAAAGTGACAATTGATTCATTGCAACAGTCAAAACGTCAAATTCATTTGCGCTTTCAATAGCGTTGGCAAAGCCACCCGCCGCGAAGTCAGCCGAATCGGTAATGATACCACTTAATTGTGGGGAAACACCGGTTCCGCTTAGAATTTGCGTGTCTTCAACTTCCAATAGTTTTTCAGGCGCACGCGCTGAAAGATAGCTTGTAAGTTGTGGTGTGTCGGCAAGCATTTCTTCTGAAATTCTGAAGTACGTTCCAATTTTTTGAACGTTTGCATCGCTTGCAGTCATGTCAAAATCCGATTGAGTAAGGGTCGAACCTTCAGACGTTGCCGCGGCGCCGTTTGAATATCCGCTTTCCTTTACGAAACGAACTACGTCAGACGCAGTTGAACCCGTTGGAATAAGTTGACGAACGTGCGTTGAACGAGTGGGGTCAAATTTGTAACCGCTAACTCTATCCGCCGCAATAACTTCGCCGGTAAAATCCGCACCGGTTGTCATATCCGCTTTGATTTCGAATTTAGCTGAACGGGCGTTTCCGTTTTTAAGTGCGTCAATCGCACCTTCGGAAATTGCTTTTGTTAATGTATTTCTGAATGATTTTGGTTCACGACTTTCATTGAATTTTTTTGTCGCTACTTCTTGGGCGTCAATTCTTGAATTCAGGTCGTTGAATTTTTCAGTCAACGCGTTGAATTCGTCTTTGTTAGTTGACGCAACGTTTTCAAATTTAGATTCGATTTCTTTTGCAATCGCATCAATTTGATTTTTTGTGTTTTCTTCCATGATTAAAGTTTTTGGAAAATGTTTAACATATAATTAAAAGGTTCGTCAGCATCAACCGCGTTTTTCGGCAACGTGGCTTCCTCAACCGGCGTTGTGAATTGTTCAAACAATGATTTTAGCTTTAAAAGTTCGGATTCAATGGACAATCCCATTTCGTCCGAGATATTGCCTTTGCGAATTAGCTTGGCAAGTTTTTCAAAACGTTCACAATGTTGTTTTGTCAACGTTTCATTTTTTACATCAAGGATTTTCGCTTGGTCATTGGCGGCAATAGTAACCGCGCTAATTTCGTACAATTTGACTTCCAATATTTCGCGAATGTCCCCTTTTTGTTGTTTTTGTATTGGCATGATTCCAACAGAGTTTTCGGTAATGACGCCAGCTTTCATTAGTTCAATTGTGTCCATTCCAAGTTGCGTTTTTGCAACCTCGGCAACGAAAACAAGTCCCTTGTCGTCTTCATATAGTTCAACCATTTTTCCAATTGGTTTGAACATGTCGTGTTGGTATAAGTATTTCACACGTTCGCCGTTTTCTTCAATGGTCTTTTTGTAAGCACCTTTGACAATCACGTCGTTGTCGGAATCTTTATTTCCAAAATATGAACCGTAACCCTTGACAATGCCCGCCTTCTCATCGGCGTCAAGCAATTCCCCAACGGG